GGGGAGGTAGCGAATCTCCCCATCTCTTCCGTTACGAATAACGGCCCTAAAGGTGGTCGTTAGACCACACTATCGTCTAGCCAATCCCACCTAAATCCTTTATGGGAATAGAATCCTTCCTTTTTCTTACAGCAATGTATTACATATCTTGACTCAAACCCATCTTCATCAACGAGTCTAACGTAATCGTATACTTTTAATACATCACCTGTTTTCTTATCTAATTTCAAAACTTTTTTATCGTACTTAAATCTACCATTTTTAGAACCCTTTGATGCTTCTGACCATATTTTTGTAAGTTCACTTCGTCTAGAATCTGATACGTTATGAAAAGGGTTTCTTGTTGCTCTCTTCTGTGGGTCTTCCATTGCGAGTTTTTGTGCTACTGACATATTAGTTCTATACTGTTCTTTATTAGAATGGTTAGTAAATACATCACCACCATATCCACCCTTTGCAATATTATATAAATTATCATTAGATTCTATCATATCAACTTCTTTCAATAACATAGCATTTTGACTATCTAATTCTAAAATAATATTCCATTCAAATGATTCTTTACCATACTTGTTCCACGCTCTTTGTAAATGAATATTGTGATGTTTATTATCCAATAAATCCATTGAATGTTTGTGCCATCGCTTTTCAACATTTTTAGAACATCCGATATACCGCCAATCATTAATTATATTTTTTATTTCATAAATAACATACATATAAACTCCCTTTACTATAAGTATGGGGATTTTATATTTTTAACCATCACATATTATCTATCACATCAACCATCACACGAGATGCAATCAGGGTCCATTGCTCGCTCAGCAATATCACCTCTGAGTACTGATTCGGTTCTCGTATAGTAAAGTGTTTTTACACCCTGCTTCCATGCTTCCATGTGTACGACATTCATCCACTTTGGAGTTGCCTCAGATGGGAATGCTAAATTTAGTGATACTGATTGGTCAATGTATTGTTGTCTGATACCAGCTTGTCTAACCAATTCTAATTGATTGATTTCCTTAAAGGTTTTAAATACATCCTTTACTCTATCACAGTTAGTAGTATCAATACCATCACCAATTTCTGTTAGTTTGCCATCACAATATAACCAATTATCTAATTCTTTGATATCTTGTACAGAACCACCATCTGCCATAATCTTATCCCAAGTATCTTTGGTATTGATTCCAGCTTTTCTGAGTACTTTCTCCAACTCTCTATTCTTACGAATGAAAGTACCCTTTGCAGTTTGTTCAGTAAATACGTTTGCTGCCCAAGGTTCTATTCCTGGTGATACGTTACCACTTAATTTAGAGTTAGAAACCGTTGGTGCAATTGCTCTTAGGTGAGTATTTCTCAACCCAGTACCAACACACCATAATGGTTCACCATATACATCTGCCATATCTCTTGATGCTCTTTCAGATTCAATCTTCATTTGAGAGAATATCTTACGAGTTTCAAATTGTGCGGTTAATGAATCAAATGGGATACCTCTTTGTTGTAAGTAAGTATGCCACCCTAATACACCTAATCCTAATGCTCTACCCTTTTCTGCTGAACGTACTGAGTTTTCAAACCCACGCATATTTTTTGCTTTATGGATAAACTCATCTAATACACCATCTAAAAACCAAGTTGCTGTATAAATTAAATCTGTATCTTTCCACTCATCGTATTTTGAAAGGTTAAGAGAAGATAAACAACATACGAATGAATGATTCTCATCTGTATGTAATGTAATCTCAGAACATATATTTGTCATATGAACTTTTAATCCATTATGTTTATATGCTTCTGGATTTGATTTATTGATATTACCTTTATACATAATATAAGGTTCACCAGTTGCTTTACGTTTCTGAAGTACCTTACTCCACTTTCTACGGGCTTCAGCGTCTCCATCTTCTAATCTTCTCATAAACTTATCACCAACTACAACACATTGATGTAAATTTAAACATTGTCTGTTTACATCACCCTTTGGTTCACGAATATCAATCCATTCATCAAAATCACCATGTTCTATGTTTAAGTTTACTGATGCTGCCCCTCTACGAACTGAACCTTGATTAGTAGCTATAATAGTTGAATCAAATATCTTAGCAAATGGTACTACACCATCTGATGTACCATTTTGTGATATAGTTGAACCTGCAGGTCTAATCATATTCATACCAAAACCAACACCACCACCACTTTTGGCGAGTAGCATCATTTCTAAGTTTTTGTTTCCTATTTCTTGAATCGAATCACCAACATCAACTCCGAAACAAGATATCGGCAAACCCCTATCAGTACCTGTATTAGATAAAACGGGAGTAGCAAGATTAAGCCAACCACGCCAAATATAATCAAAAAACTTAGAGGCCATATCACTTCGTTCCAAACGGCGCGCGACCTTAGTAGCGACACGCCAATACGCATCTTTCGGAGTTTCCCCTTCCAAAAGGTAACCTTTACTAATTGTTTTAACATATATTTCTGTATTTGCCCACGATGGGAAATCGACATCCAATTCCCATCCTAATTCTTCTCCAAAATTTTTCATAATTTATTTTCTTTTACTTTTTACCACATATCACTAAAATCTTCACCTTCATTTGCCTTAGCATAATCAGTTGGTCTTACTGCGAAGAAATCGGTGTGGGTTATTCCACCGGTAAGGTGATAAAACCAATCTAAGTTGGCTGCTTTTTTATCATTAAATTCAAATGTAGGTTCGTAACCTAACTCTTTTAACTTTTCATTACCTCTCTTAGAGATAAAATGCTTTAAATCAGTTTTATTAAGGTTTTCTAAATCACCTTGCTCAAATATCATATCAATGAACTTATGTTCCATTTCTACCATATATTCAGCAGCTTGATGAACATCATCTTTAACTTCATTGTGAAGTTCTGGATATTCGTTACACATTTCTCTGAATAACTGACAACCCATCTTAGAATGTAGTGATTCATCTCTTACAGACCACTTCATTTGCTGTCCGATTCCTTTCAGAAGATTTCTCATCTGAAAGGAATACAGAACTGCAAAACTACTATATAAAGATACACCTTCTGCAAAAGCTGAGAATATCGCTAAAGAACGGGCTACTTCTTTTCTCGCATCAGAATTTATTTCTAAATCCGTATGTTTCCAATCTGCTGAAGTAGCGGTTAGATATTCAAACTTTTCTGCTATTGCAGGTTCGTGTAGGAAAGCCTCAAAATCCTCTAAACCTAATGATTCGTTTAGATATGAGTAAGCGGTGGCGTGTATTGTTTCTTGTGAACCAAACATCATCGCCATTTGTTTGATTTCATGTTTAGGAAACCATTTGGTTACCATTGTTGTCCAATAATCAGAAACTGCACATTCTGTTTGAGCAAATCCTAAAAGGATATTACCAACTAAGTTTTTTTCTTCTGATGAAAGATTTTCATTCCAATCTTTAATATCACTTTGCATTGGTATCTCAGTATGTAACCAAAAGGCCTGCGCTTGTTTAAGCCACCCTTCGGTAAAATATACTGGATATTCAAATGGTTTATATGGTACTCTTTCTGTAAATAATTTAGACATAGTTTTCCTATTATTGCTTTCGTTTAATATTATTGGGGTGGTTATAAATATAGTTTAGGATTGATATCACCACCTATTTTTTTAATGTTTTTTAATGTTTTTTAATGTTATTCAATAATGATAAACTCACATCTAAACATCTATGTCACCACTCATTTCTTTATACTTTTGAAGTAAATTTTTACGAACTACCGACTCGCCTTTATTCATATCACTTTGGGTTTTTCTACCATCAACACTATCGTCATTGTATATATCAATTCTACCCGTACTCATATTGGCTTTAGATGGTAAAGTCATCCCATCTGGTCCAAATCTGTTTTTAATTACGTGCCATCTACCAGTTCCTGCTAATTTATCTTCAATCTTTCTACTCAATGATACCACAAAATCGGCAGTCATCAATTTTGAGAATGAACCTGCTATTGATGTACCTGTAATAACATCCATATCTGCTCCACTACGATTAATCTGAGACGCTGTAAATAATGGAACTTCGTATTCACCTGCAATACCTCTCAATCCCTCAACAATCTCTTCTAACTCTTCATGTCGTTCTTTTCTACTATTACCCTTTAACAAATCGGCGTAATCACATATAATCAAATCAGGAGATTTACCTTGTAGTTTCAGTTTATCTAATGATGCTCTCATTGTATTCAACCCAGCAGATTTGGTTGGCCAATGTTTAACAATAATATCTCCACTCAGAGTCTCAACTTGTTTTCTAACATCGTCTAAGTTAAATTTAAGATTTGGGACTGCTATACCTGTTAATACTGAGTCATATCGTTGCCCTACATACCCTTCGTTAAGTTCTAACGTATAATGAACTACAGTTTTACCCAACTTAGCGGCTGCCATTCCTACATTTACCAATGCCCACGATTTACCAATACCAGGAGGTGCAGCGAACATTATAAGTTCACCTTTACCAAACCCACCATCAACTAACTCATCGATTGCATCCCAACCAGATGGTATTACATTTCTAACAGTAGATTCGTATCTTTCAGTAATATTTTCTTTATATTCATGTCCGATGTCAGTATCCTGACCTGCCTTCATT